AGTTAGGAGTAATAGACCCTATGAAAGTTACTAAGAGCGCATTACAAAACGCTGTGTCAGTGGCAGTTACAATATTAAGTACTAACGCTATAGTTACTATGGCACGTTCAATAGAAAAACAATAAGATATGGATACATTTTTTTTCGGATACCTACCTATTAAAACTAAAAGAATATTACGAAGTTTACTTTTTACAGGATTATTATTTTGGATAATATGGGGATTGTTCTTTAGTTGTACTATTAGATGCTTTCCTGATAAAACAGAAACCTTAGTAATTATTGTAGTATATATAGTATTAACCGGGATAGTTAGTTATATACTAGAACCCTTTACACGTTATAAGAAATGAAACCAATAGGTAAATATATAATAGTTAAAAATATAGAAGAAGAAATAAAAACTTCTTCAGGATTGTTATTATCAGGGGCAGACTCTAGTAAATTAAGATATAAAAAAGCTACTGTTATAGAATCAGGAACAGATGTGACCGTAATAAATAAAGACGATGTTATTTATTATGACACTAGAGGTTCTCATACTATGATTATTAAAAACAAAACTTATACGATTCTTAAAGAATCAGATGTAGTAGTAGTAGTTTAATTAAATCTTTTATCTCTTATTTCTTTATTCATTTGTTTTATCATGTTTCGATATACTTTATCTGTATAACAAACATTACGAGCAAACATAGGATTACTTGTTTGACTGACAGGAATTTCTTCTCCACTTAGTTTTTTATAAATAGAGTTTATCATTTTCTTAGATTTATGTGATAAAGCGTATAATGTTTTAAACTTTTGACTACGTTTACGAAAGACCACTATCCATTTATCTCTTAGTAATTTATCAAACCTATTTACATTCCAACTAAGTAATTCATCGTACTCGTTAAATTTTTCTTTAGAAAAATATTTTTCTGAATACAAAAATAGAAGTATATCTAAATCTCCTTGAGATAATTTGTATTTAGATTTGATGAAGTATCGTATAACTCTCCAATACTTTAAATAGTCGTAAATCATATAATTAAATTTTACTTAACTTTGTATGAAACAAAAATACAAAAAAAGCAAAACTATGGCTAAGAAAAAGAAAGCAATGACTAGGTCAGAGCTAGAAAAAAAACATGCTCACTTAATAAAAGAGTATTTGTCAGGTCAAAAAACTAGATATAAAACTAGAAAGAGCACAGAAGAAGTTACCACTAAACTTCCTAAGAAAAGAAAAATAAAACAAAAAGTCACTAAACTTACAGACTATGAGGGCATGAGGTCTACTAAAAAACCTTCTAAGCTTACTAAATCAGGCAAGCTTAAAAAGTCTACCGTAAAAAGATTAACTGAAAAAGAAGCTAACCCAAGAGGTATGAAACGTATTAAGTCTAAAGCTAAATACGATAGAAAAGGAAATCTTAAAAAAGTTGTAACTAGAAAAGGAACTAAGAGAGTAGTTACTAAATTTAAGAAGAAAGGAACTAAATACAAAGTGTCAAAAGTTCCTAAAACAAAAACAAAAACAGTAGTCCGAAGAGGGACAAAAAGAAAAGTTAAACGTTCATAAAAAATAAAAATTATGCCAACAAGAAAGCCAAAAGACAAGTTATCTAAATCAGATAAAAGAATGCTAAAAAGAATGGATAAGGATATTAAGACTTATTCTAAAATAGATTCTATTAAAGGAAAAACTAAAAAAAGAAGAAGAAAAAGAATTGTTAAAAAAGTTAGTCCTACAACAGGAAATATAGTAAAAGTAAAGCTAAAAAGAGGAGGAGGAATAAAGAAAACTGTTACTAGAAAAGCAGGGACAGTAAGAAACATGAGATTAAAAAGAAGAGTTGTAAAAAAGAAAAGAGACACTAGACCTACTAAACTTAATGCTATGCGTAACGTAAGAGATAAAAGAAGAGCTAAAAAGAATGCTAAAAAGAAATAGAAGATAAAATGAAAACATCTGAGTACAGAAAAAAATATAAGAAAAAACAAATTTCTAAGGAGGAGTTTAAAAAAGCTAAGAAAGTTAATAGAAAAGCTAAAACAAAAAAACTTGTATCTAAAGTAAAGAAGAAGGTTGATAAAGTTAAAAAGTCTAAACTTTATAAAACTGCTAAGAAAGTATCTGACGAAGTAAAAAGAGCAAAACAAAGTAATGTTTACAAAGCTTATAAAGGATTTAAGAATGTTAAGAGTAAGCTTACTAGCGGAGATATTAAAGGAGCTGTTAGTGAGGCTAAAAACATAAAGTCTTCTTTTAATAAAAAAGGAGAAGGACCTTATTCGGCTAAAGCTATAGCAGAAAGAAAAGCAGCTAGAAAGAAAAATAAAAAGAAAAGAGCTTAGATAATAATTATTATCTTTGTAATAAATAAAACATTATGCCAACAGTAAAATATAAATGCGGAGATACAGGCAAAACTAAAACAAAAGTTTTTCCTTATAATGCTATAGGTAAAGCTCAGGCCTCTGAGTTTGCTAAAACAATGGGGGGTAGTATAAAAAACAACCCGGGTTATGGAATGGAGAAATCTATGAAAAGCACCGGATATTAGTAATAATTTAAAAACCAAAACAAAATGAAGCAAGGTTATAACGCAAGACTAGATGAGTCTTTAGGAAATAAGCACAAAGGTGCTCACAAACAATCTTTTAAAGCTAGACGTGATGAATCAAAAGCTATGTCTAAAAAATTATATGGACACGCTTATGGTGGAGACCACGGAATGAAGTATGAAGGAGTGAAGAATAGAGTTTCAATGGGAATAAGAAAATAAGATAGTGAAAACATCTGCACGAAGAAAGGCTGTAAAAAGCAGAAAGTATAAATCTGCAACTAAAACTTTTAAAAACCCTTTAACAGGAAGGACAAGAACAATTACTAAATCCGGAAGAGGAGGAAGTAAAACTAAAAAAGTTACTATGTCCGGTGGTAAAAAAGGAAATAAAAGTAAAAGTAAATATGGTTACTTTAAAAAGACTAAAACCAAACCGGTAAAGTGCAGTATGTATAATAGAGATTGTTAAGATGGCAAAAGAAAAGTTAGATATAAATATTAAAGAAGCAAACCAAGGTAAGTTTACAGCTTGGGCTAAAAAAAACGGATTTAAAGATACTTGTAGTGCGGCTGCTTCAGTAATGAAAAATAAAAAGAACCATTCTACACGTGTAGTTAAGATGGCAAACTTTGCTAAGAACTTTGCGTGTAGAAGAAAATAAAAAGTTATGGGAAAAGGATTTATATGGTTAGGAAATAAAATCGCATCTTTATGGATTAAAGCTTTAAAGCTTTGGAATAAAGGTGTATCATCATTAATAATATGTTCTGTTTGTGATGGAACATGTTGTAAAAAATGTAAATAATGAAAAGCAAAGGGTTAGGAGATACAATATATAAAATAACCAAGGCAACCGGGATAAAAAAAGTTGTTGACAAAGTAAGTAAAGCTACGGGAAAAGACTGTGGCTGCGGTCAACGAAGAGATACTTTGAATCGTGTGTTTCCTTATAATAGAAATAAATAATGTTACAACAAAATTTTTATCCGGGTAAAGTAATACAAATTTGGGACGCAAGTGTAGGGGGCACATCAGATAAAAGAGATGCAGACATCCCAAACCCAAGTTATTTAGTAGAAGAGTTGTCAAGTATAACTACAGGTCCTAGTGCAAATGCTGTTCTTATAGACGCTACAGCTACTTTTCAAGATGATTTGGCTGCTAATAAATTTGCTGTAGGCGACACAGTGTATCAAAATAAAACCTTTAAACATTCAAGAATTGTTTCTGTAGATAGTCAAACTCAACTAACAGTATTTGACGCAACTTTTTTTCCTAGTCCGTTTGCATCCGGTGTAGATTATCAAATATACAGGAAGTCTCCTTATGGTTGTTTGATTTATGCTTTTTTTAATAAACCTTCTTCCGGATTTGCAGAGGTTACAGACTTAAATAATAACATTTTTAAAGTACCCGGTTTCTCAATGGGGACGGGTCACGGTCAAGGTGTTCTACCATTTCAATGTAGAAAATTAGTTGCTGCTAATACGGATTCGTTTATGCCGATGTATGCTTTATTTCAATAAAATGTGGGTAACATCAACATCATGGGGTAAATATTTAATTAGATATATAGTAAAATAAAATATTATGGCTAAAAAAAATACATTTTTTTTCTCCCCCAATAAAAACACAAAGCATAAAAGGCATGCTAAAAGCCAAACATCTTTTAACAAAGGTTCTCAAAATTATATAAAATCATATAGAGCACAAGGACGCAAATGAGGATATTAATATTATTAGTATTTTTGTCTAGTTGTACGCTTATGTGTCCTGACTGTGGAGAACAGAGGATATATAGTGAGCCGGAAGTAATATGGATTGAAAGATACCATATGCCAAAACCGGTTTATATTCATAAGAAAAAACACAACAAGATAAAACACAATAAGAAAAAATATCAACATAGAAAACGACCTTGATTATGAATAACTCCAAATATCTTTACAGCTTTCTAATACTATTATTAGTTGGATTGTTTACTTGTAATGCTCAGTTTTTCAAGTATGCTACTTTCTATACTTCAATGAGTATGAACACAAGTATGATAGAAGACCAAGATTATATTGCTGTAAACAAAGGTTATGAGGAGACAACTCAAATTAATCCTTACGATTATAATTTTACTTTAGGAATTAGAAAAATAGCTAGATATGATTATGAACAAAAAATTAAAACATGGTACTACGGTGATGAGCAAAGTGTGGGCGATAATACTACTATCGGCAATAATAGTGGGTGGGAGTATTTATTTAATTATTCTTTTATACGTCACCGTTCTGAAACATTTACTAATCAAGATTTTTGGATTAGATATTTAGGTAACAATCTCGTTACAAAAGCACAACTAAAAAATGATGAAAGAAGAGATTTAAACTTTTATTCTCTTGATGCTCGCTATAGAATCAATAAAGGTAGATTTGATTTTACTTTTGGAGCATGCGCAAGAACGCACCCTGTATACGGAATAGTTCCTATTGAAGATTTTTGGGTAAGTGGGGAAAGTACTTTTCAAGAGTTAGCTGAAGACTTTGGTTACTCTACACAATTTGTTCAAGGAGATTGGCATTGGTATCAAGACGGAGAAGTAATTGCTACAAGCAATGATGAGTTTTTTAAACACTACTTTGGTAATGCTATTGCAAGTTATAATCAAAGAGAGTTAGATGCTTTAGGAATGGTAACAGATTTATCTTTAGTTCTAGGGGCAGCATATTATAAATACAGTAAAGATTTTTGGTTACATGGATGGTTAAACCTTCTTCCTTATCATTACGGAGTAAACAAATATAGTTATGATTATAATGATAACCCGCTTGATTATGATGGTGGTATAGTAGCGGGATGGAAGATGACAAAAAGTTTCGGTATATTTGTAGAAGGAAACTACATGTCATATTGGGAAAAACCTATATATGAGTTTAAATTTGGGTTTAACTATTTAATATTTTAATTATGAAAAAGTTTTTATTAATATTTTTATTGTGTGCTTATGGAATTAGTCAAACAAATTGTGAATTATGTGCTGAGCAAGAAGGGTTTTATTGTGGTGATGATGAGTCTAATTGGACTCAATATTCTCCTAACGGTTGTGTACCTAATGGTCCGGATTTATTTTATCTAAACGATGGATGGAGCGACTGTCAAGATGGAAGTGATGAGGCAGATGCTACTCCAACTACTTTAGCGGATTGTAATATATATAATGTAGGTGACACCGTATTTGTTACAGACACTTTGTATATAAATATTATAGATACTTTTTATGTTAACACTATTGACACGTTAACAGTAACAGAATATTTAGATTGTGATACAGGGTTACCATGTGGTAATGTAGGTATATTAGAGATATTAAATAAATCTAAAAATGAAAAAAAGCTATACAATATTGAAGGAAAAGAAATATATAGACGTAAAGGATTGTATATAGAAAACGGAAAATTAATGTATAAAATGAATTAATATGGCAACCGAAGTCTCAGAAAACAGCAAGTTTACCCTATCGTTAAAAAGTTTAATTAGTATAATTATAGTAGCGAGTAGTTTTATTGGTATGTATTATTCATTATCTATGGATATTCAACGAGCTATGGAACTTCCAAAATCTGAAATTAGCAGAAGTGAACTAGATTTGAAACTCGAATTAATTTCAAAAACGGTCATGAGTAATGCTGATAAGTTAAACAAAATGGAAGAAACTGTAGACAAAATAGAGGAAAGAGTTTACGAATTAAAATGAGAATTTTAAAATATATATTACTACTGTTGGCAGGGCAGTTCGCTGTAAGCCAAAATGTAATAACTACCGAAAGTGATTTAAAAAAAGAAATCAATACTAATGGGGTTATCGTAGTAGAGTTTTGGGCTGAATGGAACAAGCATAATGAATGTAAGTTTTTAAAAGACCTTGAACAGTGCAATATAGTTAAGGCTGATATTGTAGCTAGTAAAGCACTTGCCGATAATTATGATGTAGATGTTTTGCCAACGTTAGTAATATTTCATAACAACGAAGAGGTAACAAGATTTAAAGGAGACCTTTTATTTAGATTAAATGTTAAAAAGAAAGAGGTTCAAGAAAAAGTAGATAGTATAATTATAAGCAAATTTCAATAATGAATTTATCAAAAGACATAATAGAAAAAACAGTGAAGAGTAAAGGTTTTGCGTGGTTTGAAACGGGAGACTATAATCTTAATATAGTAGGAATAAGAAACTCTGAAACAGGGACAGAAGTAACTAATAAGTTTGATGATAAGATAACTTTATCGTTTATGTGTGGTGGTCATTGGGAGTTTTATGTATACGATTGTACTACTGACCCCGGAAGATATTGGGAGCAGAATATAATGAGAAAGGAAGGGGTGGCCGTATTGAAGGAAGGTCAGTTTCGCGGTTCTCATAAAATAAGATTACACCAAGGTAGATACGAAGCGCTAGGACAATGTCGTCCCGTTACCGTATACCGTGATGCTAATAAAGATGGTAAGTTTGATTTAAGTGATGACAATACACAAACAGGATTGTTTGGAATTAATATTCATAGAGCAACAAAGTGGGGAGGTAAAAAATCTAGCCAAGTAGATAAGTGGTCAGCAGGTTGTCAAGTAATAGCTGCTAATGATGATTGGCATGAGTTTATGGATATATGCAGAGTGGCACGCGATAAGTGGGGTAATAGTTTTACATATACATTATTAGATAGTAAAGATTTATTAGTATGAAAGTTTTAAATAAAATATTAGGAGATGGTGCAAGTAAGTTACTTGAGTCCGCAGGAAGTATTGTAGATAATTTAGTTACTACAGATGCAGAAAAAAAAGAAGCTAAACGCAAATTAAAAGAATTAGTTTTAAATCATCAAGCAAAGATAGAGTCGAATATAACCGACAGGTGGAAAGTGGATATGGCAAGTGATTCATGGTTAAGTAAAAACGTAAGACCACTTGTTTTAGTTTTTGTTATTGTGTGCACTATGTTGTTAATATTTATAGACGCAGGTTTTATAGACTTTAAAGTTGAAGGTAAATGGGTTGACATGTTACAACTTCTTTTAATTACAATCGTGGCAAGTTATTTTGGAGGAAGGTCTCTTGAAAAAGTTAAAAAAAAATAGATGGCAGTAAGTAAAAAAAATATGCCTTGTAATAAACCAAGAGCTAGTACACGTCCGGGAAAAAAGAAAATGGTAAAAGGATGTGAGGGTGGTAAAGAGAAGATAATTCACTTTGGCGCTAAAGGTTATGGTCATAATTATTCTTCTGCCGCTAGAAAAAGTTTTAAAGCTAGACACAAATGTGGAACAGCAAAATCAAAACTAACAGCAAGATATTGGGCGTGTAAAAACTTATGGGCCGGTAAAGGAGGCTCAACTAAATCTTCTCCTAAAAATAGAAGAGGAAAATATTAGTATATTTGTAAAATAAATTAAATTAAAATAAAATGACAAAATTAACTTCAGAAGAATTACAAAGTCTTCAAACTTCAATTAAGAAATATAACAGTATTAAGTTAAAATTAGCTGATGCTGTACTTCATCAACAAACAATAGTAGCAGAAATAGGGATTTTAAAATCTCAATTTATGCAAGAAGAAAAAAAATTAATAGAAAAGTATGGTGAAGATTCTTCTATTAATACACAAACAGGAGAAGTCACCAAAATAAAAAAAGAAAACAATGCCAAAAATTAACACATATAACACTGTTACTCCTGTAGCAACTGATAAAGTAATAGGTACAGAGGTGGCGAGTATACCCCCTAATCAAACTAAAAACTTTACAGTAGGGTCTCTTGCTACTTTAACAGCAGATACGATAGCTCAAAATTATGCGTTAACGAAAAGTTTAACTACTAAAATAACTCCCGCTCAAGTTCAAAATGCAACAGCAGGTCCTATAACGGTTTTACCGGCTGTGGGGCAAGATAAAGCAGTTGATGTTTTAGGTGCTTATATATATATAGATTTTAATACAGTAGCCTATAATGTTCTTGCAGGGAATGATATGTATTTAAAAATGGGAGGGTTTAATACGTTTGCTTTAGTAGGAACTAACTTGAATGTGGTTGAGAAAACAATATGGTCTTTGGATAAAAGAAATAATACTCCTTTACCTATGTCAGGCGCAGTTTTCCCGGGGTCCTACACCGCCGCATCAGCAATAAAAATTGCAAAGTGGGGCACCCCTAATTATCCGGGAACAGATACGTTAGAATTTTATATAGATACAGCACCTCCTTTAGCCGGAGATAGTGATGTGTATGTTAAGGTAATTTATCGTGAAATAAACACCCCTGTTGCAAATTTTTAAAATATTAAGTTATGCCTAAAATTAATACATATCCCATTATTTCTGACCCTTTACTAACTGACAAGTTAATTGGTACAGATGTTGCAGGTACACCACCTAATCAAACTAAAAACTTTACTGTAGAGCAATTAAGTAATACATTAGGTTTTATTAATAAAACAGTAAAAGTAACATCAGCTGAATTATTAAATCTTATAGCTAACCCTATAGAATTAGTAGAGGCTCCCGGTGAAAATAAAACGTATGATATATGGAGGGCTTATATGTATTTTGAATTTAATACTACGGGTTATGCGGCAACAGCAGATTTGAATATAAGAATGGGAGGAGAAAGTCTTTTTGTTTTAGATAAGCAATATGTTACGGTAACTCAAAATACTATATTTAGTTTGTCCCCTACAACTTTTAGCGCTCCGGCGACCGGGTTAAGTACAGCGACGTTTCCCGCTCAATATCGAACAGGGTCCGCAGCAAAAATAGCAGCATGGAGTGTTCCTGCATATCCGGGAATTAGTAAGATAGAACTAAACACTATTGCTAATCCCACTCTTGGAGACGGGGATTTGTATGTTAAGTTAACTTATCGTATTATAGATACGACGGTAACAACTTTTTAAATATAATAAAATGGAAATAAGAAAAGTTTCAGTAGGCCCTGATTATAAATCAGGAGCTATGCACTACATAGTAGGACAGGAAGTCCTTAATGGAAATTACATTATACATCTTATAAAACACGATAACGATAGTAACTCAATTAAGTTATGGATTGTTAATGTTGATAAAGAAGTAGTTTTGTGGAAAGAGTTTTCTTCTACAATGCCTCTATCTATGGAGTATAATATTAATTTCTAATGAGGTCACCTAAAGATTTTATAGTAAAACCTGTAAAGGGTAAGAGGTATGATAACACTAAAAACATTGGTGGTAAAGATATTTTAGTAAGTACATCAGAAGAAGATTATAAATTTTCTAATAGACTAGCTATAGTTCAAGAAGTCCCTTTAGGTTACACAGGTCCTGTAAAAAAAGGTGACACCCTACTTGTTCATCATAATGTTTTTAAATTTTATAATGACATGCGAGGTAGACAACAAAGTGGTAAAAGTTTTTTTAAGGATGATTTGTTTTTTATAGATAACGACCAATTTTTTTTATATAAACAAAAAGGAAAATGGAAAGCTTATGACAGGTATTGTTTTATAAAACCTATACCTACCGAAGAAAGTTTTGTAATGAAACCTTGTAATACAGAACCTTTGATGGGGGTAATGGAATACCCTAATGAGTATTTAAAAAGTAAAGGAATAAAAAAAGGAGATAAAGTTTCCTATACCCCTTTTAATAATTATGAATTTATAGTTGATGGAGAAAGGTTATTTAGATTACATGACCATCAAGTAACAATGAAATTATAATGGATTCAAAAGAAATAAAATTAGAAATTATACAAGCAGGTAGAAGAGCGGTAAAACAATTAATTAAAGTGGCTAAAGAAGAAATAATTAAACCCGACCCTGAAGATGAGTTGGCAGCAGATAGATTAAAGAATGCGGCAGCTACTAAAAAGTTAGCTATATTTGATGCGTTTGAAATATTAAATCGTATAGATGCAGAACAGGCTAGTATAGATAGTTTAGAAAAAGGAGTTAAAATAACTGATACAAAACAAGGATTTGCAGAAAGACGTTCAAAATAAATTATATAGAGTAGTGGATAATTATATCCCTAAAGGAGTGTTGTCTAAAAAAAACAAAGCTCAAACATGGGAATATGGTTACAATGAAAAATATAATTTTGTTTGCATATCTAAAACAGGAAGAGTTGGTCAAGTTATAAATATTAGTGGCCTATACATTGGGTTACCTCTTCAACCCATTCAGTGTCTTCAAAGACACTCTAAACCCGAAGAACAATATTGGGAAAGAAAACCTTTACCAAAAATTTTAGAAAAAATTCAATCTATATTTCAATGGAATAATATGCCTAGTGAGTTTAAAAATCAATGGGTAGATTACATAGAGTCAGAATTTGATAAAAGAGAAGAAGGGCTATGGTTTATGAATAAAGGAGTACCTACTTATATTACAGGTTCTCATTATAATTATTTACAATGGACAAATATAGATGTAGGTTATCCCGATTATAGAGAAGCCAATAGAATTTTTTTTATTTTTTGGGAAGCTTGTAAAGCAGACAAAAGATGTTTTGGAATGACTTATTTAAAAATAAGGCGTTCAGGTTTTTCTTATATGGGTTCTTCAGAATGTGTAAACATTGGAACATTAGCAAAAGATTCTAGGGTAGGTATATTATCTAAAACAGGTTCTGATGCTAAAAAAATGTTTACAGATAAAGTTGTTCCTATTTCAAGTAGGTTGCCGTTTTTTTTTAAACCTATACAAGACGGTATGGATAAACCTAAGACTGAACTAGCTTTTAGAATACCTGCGTCTAAAATTACTAAAAAGAATATGTATAACATTGATGATGAAGAGTTATACGGACTTGATACTACAATAGATTGGAAGAACACTGATGATAACTCTTATGATGGGGAAAAATTATTATTATTAGTTCATGATGAAAGTGGTAAATGGATAAAGCCTAATAATATATTAAATAATTGGAATGTTACTAAAACTTGTTTAAGATTAGGTAGTAAGATAATTGGTAAATGTATGATGGGGTCAACATCTAATGCTTTAAGTAAAGGTGGTGATAATTTTAAAAAACTTTTTGAAGACTCTGATATTAATAAAAGAAATGCTAACGGTCAAACCAAAACCGGATTGTATTCTTTATTTATTCCTATGGAGTGGAACATGGAAGGTTTCATAGACCGTTATGGAGCACCTGTTTTTTATAAACCTAAAAGTAAAGTGATAGGTGTAGATGGTGAAATAATAACTAACGGCGCAATAGATTATTGGAAAGCTGAAGTAGAATCTTTAAAACATGATGCTAGTGTATTAAATGAATTTTATAGACAGTTTCCTAGAACCGAAGCTCATGCTTTTAGAGATGAAAGTAAATCTTCTTTATTTAATTTAACAAAAATATATCAACAAATAGATTATAACGATAGTTTAATCCAACAGCATTTTGTGACTAGAGGTGGGTTTCATTGGAAAGATGGAGTTAAAGATAGTAAAGTAATATGGTCTCCTAATCCTAGAGGTAGGTTTATGGTAAGTTGGACTCCTAATAAAAATTTACAAAATAAAGTTTTAGAAAAACGTGGAGGTAAATATCCGGGCAATGACCATCTAGGAGCTTTTGGTTGTGATTCTTATGATATTTCAGGAACTGTTGGTGGTGGTGGGTCTAATGGTGCTTTACATGGGTTAACAAAATTTAATATGGATGATGCACCAAGTAACGAGTTTTTTTTAGAATATGTAGCTAGACCACAAACAGCAGAAGTTTTTTTTGAAGAAGTCTTAATGGCTTGTGTATTTTATGGAATGCCAATACTTGTGGAAAATAATAAACCTAGATTATTGTATCATTTTAAAAATAGAGGTTATAGAAATTTTTGTATGAATAGACCTGATAAGGTTTATAATAAACTATCTAGAACAGAAAAAGAATTAGGGGGTATACCCAATTCTTCAGAAGACGTTAAACAAGCTCATGCAGCTGCCATAGAATCTTATATTGAAAAGCACATAGGTTTAGATTTAGAAGAGATATACAGAGAAAACGACTTAATGGGAACAATGCCTTTTAATAGAACGTTAGAAGATTGGGCTAGATTTGATATTAGTAATAGAACTAAATTTGACGCAAGTATAAGTTCAGGACTAGCCATAATGGCTACACAGAAGCACTTATACCTGCCTGAAGAAAAACAATCAAAAATAAGTATTAACTTTGCAAGATATAGCAATAAAGGACACTTGAGTCAATTATTAGATAAATGAAAGATATTAAGATAAACATAAACGCGGCCGCGTTCCCAAATCAATTTGTTTCTGACGCAGAAAAAGCAACCGATGAATACGGGTTACAAATAGGGCAAGCCATACAATACCAATGGTTTAGAAAAGATGGTACTCAATGCCGTTACTATAATCAATGGAGAGAGTTTCAAAGATTAAGATTGTATGCAAGAGGAGAACAGCCGATAGGAAAATATAAAAACGAATTAGCAATAGATGGAGACTTGTCTTATCTTAATTTAGATTGGACGCCCGTTCCCATTCTTCCTAAGTTTGTAGACATTGTAGTTAATGGAATGTCAGATAGATTATTTAAGGCTAGCGCTTATGCTCAAGATGCTTTATCTCAATCTAAAAGAAGTAAGTATCAAGAAATGATAGAGGGACAAATGCTTGCCAAACCTGTTTTAGAATTAGTACAACAAAAGTCGGGAGTCAATCCTTTTAGTATGGACCCCGGTGAATTACCTGAAGGTGATGAAGAGTTGGCATTATATATGCAACTTAATTATAAGCCTGCTATTGAAATAGCTCAAGAGGAAGCAATCCACACCTTACTTGATGAAAATAAATATTTAGATATAAGAAAGCGTATAGATTATGATTTAACTGTATTAGGAATAGGAATTGCAAAACATGAATTTTTACCCGGAGCAGGAGTAAAAGTAAGTTATGTAGACCCCGCTAATGTAGTTTATAGTTATACCGAAGACCCACATTTTAAAGATTGTTTTTATTGGGGTGAAATAAAAACTCTACCCATGACAGAGTTATTAAAGATTGACCAAAGCTTAACTAATGAAGATTTAGAAAAAATATCTAAGTATAGTCAAAGTTGGTATGATTATTATAACACTGCACAATTTTATGAAAACGATATTTTTTATAGAGACACTTGTACGTTAATGTATTTTAATTACAAGTCTACTAAAAAAATGGTGTATAAGAAAAAAATATACGACAACGGTAATAGTAAAATGATAGAGAAGGATGACCAATTTAATCCACCTCAAGACATGATGGAAGAAGGAAAGTTTAAAAAGTTTGAAAAAACTATAGACGTATGGTATAACGGAATAATGGTTATGGGAACTAACATTATACTAAAATGGGAATTAGCTGAAAATATGGTAAGGCCTAAGTCAGCTAATCAATACGCTATCCCTAATTATGTAGCGGTAGCTCCTAGAATGTATAAAGGTGTTATTGAATCGTTAGTAAGGCGTATGATTCCTTTTGCTGATTTAATACAAATTACTCATTTAAAACTTCAACAAGTTATTTCTCGAGTTGTTCCTGATGGAGTTTTTATAGATGCAGATGGATTAAATGAAGTAGATTTAGGTACAGGTAATGCTTACAATCCGGAAGATGCTTTACGTTTGTATTTTCAAACAGGTAGTGTGGTAGGAAGAAGTTACACTCAAGATGGAGATTACAACCAAGGGAAAGCTCCTATTACTCAATTAACTTCAAGTTCAGGGGGAACAAAAACTCAAATGTTAATTGGTAATTATAATCATTATCTTAATATGATTAGAGCGTGCACAGGATTAAATGAAGCAAGAGATGGTTCAACACCTGACCCTAACTCATTAGTAGGTGTTCAAAAGCTTGCAGCTTTAAATTCTAATACAGCAACCCGTCATATACTAGACGGGAGTTTGTTTATTTATCGTAGCATAGCCGAAGGATTGTCTTATAGAATTTCAGACATTTTAGAATACGCAGACTTTAAACATGATTTTATAAACAAAATAGGAAAGTATAATGTTTCTATTTTAAATGATATTAAAGATTTATATATATATGACTTTGGTATATTTATTGAGGTCTCTCCTGATGAAGAACAGAAAGCTCAACTTGAAGCAAATATTCAAATGGCTCTTCAAAAACAAAGCATTGATTTAGAAGACGCTATTGATATTAGAGAAATTAAAAATATAAAGCTTGCTAATCAGTTGTTAAAAATGAAAAGAAAACAAAAGCAAGAACGAGAAGAAAAAATGCAAATGCAACAACAAGCTATTACAGCTCAGCAACAATTAAAATCTCAACAGCTAGCGTCACAAACCGCTATGCAAAAACTTCAAATGGAAAATCAATCAAAAATGCAATTTCGTCAAGCAGAGATTGCTTTTGAGATAGACAAGATGAAACAAGAGGCACTTTTAAAACAAGATTTAATGGCACGCGAGTTTGAGTATAACATGCAATTAAGGGGAATATCTGAGAGTGCTCTTCAAGGTAGAGAAACTCAAAGAGAAGAAGCTAAGAAAGAAAGAATAACTCAACAAAACACACAACAAAGTCAATTAATAAATCAAAGAAAAAACAATCTTCCACCTCAAACTTTTGAATCTAACGAAGACAGTTTAGATGGATTTGATTTTTCAGAATTTTCCCCAAGATAATATGGCAAAAAAAAGAACAAATAGAAAAGGAAATAAAATTTGTCCCCAAGGGATAGCGTGGGCTAAAAGGACATTTGATAAATACCCTAGCGCTTACGCAAATCTTGCGGCAAGTAAATATTGTAAAGACCCTAACTATGCTAAAAAATCAAAACGTAAATAACTATGGATAAAAAAAAATTACAACAAATTTCAAGAGAGTTAAAAAAAGCTTCAGCTATGCACAAAAGTCAAGCGGTTAGAATTGATAAAATGTTAAAGTCTTTAAATAAAAAGAAATAATGGCGGAGTTAAAAAAATGGCTAAAAGAAAAATGGGTACGTATTGGAACGGATGGTTCTATATTAGGAGAATGCGGTACAAGTAAAAATAAAAAAAACCCTGATAGATGTTTACCTTTAAAAAAAGCTAAAAGTTTAACTAAAGCAGAAAGGGCTAAAACAGCCCTTAAAAAGAAACGAGGTGGAAGTAAAGGAAAGCAGTTTGTTTCTAATACTAAAAAAGCAAAAGTTCGTAGGCCATACGTCTAAAACTGTATTATAAAATTGTTTAACTTTGTATAAAAATTTAATTAAATGGAAATAAAAGTAAAAGCTGTAGGTGACTCAGCAGAAAAGTCATCACAACAAAGAGAGCAAGAGTTGCTTGATAAGCACGAAGAATCTCTTGAACAAAAAGAAACAACTTCTGAAACACCTGTGGTTAAAGAGGTAAAAGAAGAAGCTCCTGTTGAGCCCAAAGCTCAAGAGGAAAAAGTAGAAGAAGAAAAGCCTGTACTTGAAAAAGCAGACTTAACTGAAGAAGAAGTTCTTTCACATATTAATAAGCGTTACAATAAAAGCATTGACTCGGTAGATGATTTGTTTGCAAGCAGAGAGACTCAAGAAGAGTTGCCTGAAGATGTAGCTGCTTATTTAAAGTATAAAAAAGATACAGGGCGAGGAATCGAAGATTACGTTAAATTAAACCAAAACTTTGATGACATGGACCCTGATAATTTGCTTCGAAAGTATTTTAAAGAAACAGAAGAGGGTCTTGATGATGAAGACATTGCTTTTAAAATGGAAGAGTTTGATGGTGATGAAGAATTAGATGAACCTTCAGATATTAAAAGAAAAAAGATAGCAAAGAAAAAAGTTATTGCTAAAGCTAAAAAGTACTTTACTGAGCTAAAAGACAAATACAATCAACCCCTTGAGTCGAGCGGGAATGAGGTGTCTAAAAGTGATGGTAAAGAATATCAAGAGTATAAGCAATATTTGAAGGATGCTAAAACCTACGAAGAAGAAACTACCAAAAAAAGAAATTGGTTTGATAAAAAAACCAACGAAGTTTTCAGTAGTGAGTTCAAAGGTTTTGAGTTTACATTAGATGATAAACAAGTAATTTTTTCTCCGGGTAACGCTAGTGAACTTAAATCTGCTCAATCAACCCCAATGAACTTTGTTAAAAAGTACTTGGATGATAGTGGATTAATAAAGGACGCGAAAGGTTACCACAGAGCTTTAGCAATCGCCATGAACCCTGATAGGTTTGCCGAGTTTTTTTATGAACAAGGTAAATCTAATGCAACTGAAGATGTTATGCGTAAGACTAAAAATATAAACATGTCTGAACGTAGAGTACCTGAAAGTACGCAAAAAGGGGGAATGCAGTTTAAATCTTTATCCCAATCAAGTGGTAAAGGTTTAAAGATTAAAAGTATTAAAAAGAAGTAAAACAATATTAAAAAGAAAAAATTATGGCAGGTTCAGTATTAGCAACGCCGGGATTTGATTTACAGCCAAGTGCTCAACAAGTCCCTACGTCAACAAACTATATTACCGATTTTAATTTCTTGAATCAGTATCTACCTGATACTTATGAAAAGGAATTTGAAAGATATGGTAATAGAACGATTTCATCATTCTTAAGAATGGTGGGAGCGGAAATGCCTTCAATGTCAGACCAAATTAAATGGGCTGAGCAAGGAAGGTTACACACAAAGTACACACAGTGTGGTTCAACAGCAGCAGCAGCAGCAACAACCGGAATATTCCAAGTGAATGACCCGGCTGCTCCGGCAGGTATCGTTGCACCAAATGCAACAACAGCAACAAACCCTTTTACAGCAACAGCATCTATTGCTATTAGAGTAGGACAAACAGTAATGCTTGTTCAAAATGGTGGTACAGGAAGTAACAAAGCTATTGTTACTGCTGTAGATGTAGCGAATAACCGATTTACTGTAGCATTTTATGATGCAGGTGGTTATGCAGGTGCAGGTGGGGGTGCTTTTGCCGACACTAATGTAACTGTATTTATATACGGTTCAGAGTTCCAAAAAGGAACTGTAGGTATGGAAGGCTCACTTGAAGCAGACGATTACATATTTGCAAACAACCCTATCATTATAAAAGATAGATATAATGTAAGTGGTTCAGATATGGCACAAATCGGATGGATTGAAGTAACTACAGAAGATGGTGCAGCAGGTTACCTTTGGTACTTAAAATCAGAGCACGAAACAAGACTTAGATTCGATGATTACTTAGAAACAGCAATGGTGGAAGCTATGCCTGCAAATGTAGGTGGAGCGGGTTCCGGTGCTGCAACAGCAAATTTCATGGGGTCTGAAGGTGTTTTCTTTGCAGTAGAAAACAGAGGAAATGTTTGGGGTGGTGGAAATCCAACTACTCTAGCAGACTTCGATGCAATGATTGGTAGATTAGATAACCAAGGTGCTATAGAAGAAAACGCGCTTTTCGTTGACAGAAACTTCGGTTTTGACATCGATGATATGTTAGCGGCGCAAAACTCTTATGGTGCAGGTGGTACATCTTATGGTCTTTTCGATAATGATGAAGAGATGGCGTTAAACTTAGGATTCTCAGGATTCCGAAGAGGATACGACTTCTACAAGTCTGATTGGAAATACTTAAATGACCCAACAATGAGAGGTGGATTACCAACAGGAGCAAATTCAGGACGTATTAACGGACTGCTTGTACCTGCGGGTTCTACATCTGTTTATGACCAAATTCTTGGAAAGAATGCAAAAAGACCTTTCTTACATGTTAGGTATCGTGCTTCAGAAACTGAAGACAGACGATACAAGTCATGGATTACAGGTTCTGCGGGAGGAGCAAGAACTTCTAGCTTAGATGCTATGGAGGTGCACTTCTTGTCAGAAAGAGCTTGTTGCGTAATGGGCGCAAACAACTTCTTCTTATTTCAAGAGTAGTAGTTAGATAAGAAATGGGAGTGTCTTTAAAGACACTCTCTTTTCTTTTTTTATAAATTATATTAAATTAAATTAAAATGAAAAGAACAAAAGAAAAATTTGTAGATAAAACCTACAAACTTACAAGGGCAGCAGCTCCGCTGTCTTTTATTTTACCAACAAGACATACTAAAAGATTTCCTTTATTATACTTTGATGAAGAGACGGGTATTAATAGAGAACTTCGTTATGCAAGAAATCAAAAAAGTATTTTTGCAGATGAGCAAGATGGTAATGTTTTATTAGAGCCTGTAATATTTGAAGATGGGTTCTTAATGGTAAGAAAAAACAATCAAATGTTACAAAAGTTTTTAGACCATCACCCTTTAAAAGGACTTAAGTTTATTGAAGTTGATAAAGAAAAAGATGCGGCAGAGGAATTAGAAATAATGAATCTAGAAGCGGAAGCTTTAATAGAAGCTAAAAATTTAGATATTAATAAAGCTGAAAGTCTTGTTAAAGTTATATATGGAAAAGACACTTCTAAAATGACAAGCGCAGAAGTAAGAAGAGATTTATTAGTTTATGCTAGGCAAGAACCGGATGAGTTTTTAGATTTACTAGAGGATAATATGGTAGACATTCAAGGTCTTGTTCAAACTTTTTTTGATTTAGGGTTTTTAACTGAAAAGAAAAAAGGAGCAATTCACTTTAACACAACTAATAATAAAAAAAGAATGGTTGTTGTTCCTAATGGTGAAGATAAACTTTTTATAGTAGCTAGTTACTTACAGAGTGATGAAGGTATTGAAGCATTAAAAATGCTAGAGAGTTTACTCGAAAATCATGAAGAATAAATTCGTATCTTTATATCGAGAATAGTCTCAGTATAATCATTTAATTTTTTTAACAAATGAATAAATATGCAGAAGTAACCACATCAGGTGGTGCAGGATTGTTTTCGGTAAAAGATATTGTATCGTGCTATTTAGATGGTAGTAATGATATATTAATGGATTACGCGAACGGTTCTAAAATTGTAATTAATGGTTCATCGGCTTTAGTACAAGCTGATGTAGACATTGTGTTTGATTCTATCAAACAGGCTCAACAAGAAAATTGGAAAAAAGTAAAAGTTGTTGTACCGTCTTTGAGCTCAGCGGTAACAGCATTAGTATTCACCTTTTAAAACTTAGAAATTATGAATAAATATTTAGTATTTGAAGATGGTAAGTTTAACTTTGGAGGTGATGTAGTATATGTAGGTTTAAGTGGAGGGGATATTACCCTTAACTATGCCGATAGATTTATTATCCTTAAGAACACTGCGGGTTCTTTTGTAGCAGCAGATAAAGTTGCTATTGAAGATGCTCTAGTAGCTGTATGGGGACAATCATATACCAATGCTACCATTAGTGTAACTTTATCAAAAGTAATTAACACAGTTGCTTACGTATAAGCGTGTTAGTTAAGAAATGAAAAAGGGGGCAAAAAAACTTGCCCTCTTTTTTTTTATTATCTTTGTAACTATGATAAACGAAGTAAGAAATGCGGTACTTGCATTTTTAAATAAAAACAATTATGGTTATATAACACCTCAAGATTTTAACTTGTATGCTAAGCAAGCACAGTTAGACCTTTTTGAGGATTTATTCTTTCAATATAACTACCAAGTAAACAAAGAAAATGCAAGACAATCAGGTACAGGATATGCTGATATTAAAAAAGGTATAGAAGAAGATATTGATATATTTTCTCAAGATGTAATACTACTTAACACTCCTACCAATTTATATGGAACAACAAACAGTAGCAATCTTTTTGCGTTGCCTGATGATTATTATTTTATAAATAAAGTTTACTATAGACCTACTTCGTCAATTATGACTAATGCAGTAGGAACGGTTTATAACTTTGTAGGAACTCCTCTTGGATACGGTTTAACAAATACGGACGCAAATGCTCCTGATTTTTTAACTTCTGTTCGTCAAGGAGATTTAGTAATAAACACTACTACTAGAGAATCTGCGTTTGTGACAAGAATAGTAAGCTCAACCGTACTTAGTTTAAGTCGAGATATATTTCCTGTAGCGGGTCCTGCTGTGGTGGCATATATGATTATCTCTAATAGTTATATAACAGAAATAGAAAGAATGAGTCAAAAAAAAATAAATAGTTTATTGTCATCTACTCTTACAGCTCCTAGTAAAGATTTTCCGGTTTACTCGGTAAGTGGAAATAATATAACAATCTATCCCGTAAATATAAATTCTTTTAATGAGTTTGGAGTAGGGGTAAATAACTTTCTTTATATGTGGGCGCAATACATAAGATACCCTAGAGACCCTAATTGGACGTTTGTAAATATTACAGGTGGCGACCCTGTTTTTGACCAAACACAACTTGACTACCAAAACTTTGAATTACCTGAAGATATGTATACAGATTTAGTTTTAAAAATATTACAATACGCAGGGGTTTCTATTAGAGAATTAGATGTAGTTAATTACGCATCAACACAGGAAACATTAAATAACCAAACAGAAGCATAGATATGTCAGAGTATAATAAATATATAAGCCAATATACCTATTATGAAAATGATGGGAACATTCCTACTGATGCTAATTGGGGGTCGTATCAATATGTAAGTTTAAAAGATATTGTAAATAACTTTATGTTAATTTATAATGATAATCATTCTTTGGTAAATAATACAGGAAGGTTTAAAGTTTTGTTTCATGCTAAAAGAGCTATACAAGAATTAAACTACGATGCTTTTAAAGAAATAAAAGTATTAGAAATGAAGATAGATGAAAATGTTAGATTTATTTTACCTTCTGACTATGTTAATTGGGTAAGAGTATCTTTATATAAAAATGGATATTTAAGACCACTGACAGAAAATATTCAAGTAGGAAGCGCTTTAGCTTTTTTAAAAGACAACGACGGTAATATTTTGTTTGACCAAAATGGTAAAGCTTTAAGCCCTCAGTATTCTAATTTAGATTTTGACAGAATAAAAGGTTCTAAGAAAAGTATATACCTAAATAAAAATAATCAGTTTAATGGACAAATGGGATACTGTTGTGATGGAGAGTGGTTTTTTGATTATGCAGTAGGAGCTAGATTTGGATTAAATACTGAAACAGCTAATGCTAATCCAACTTTTACAATAGATAAAAAAAACGGAGTAATCAATTTTGACTCTACTATGTCAGGAGAACAATGTATTTTAGAATATGTATCAGATGGAATGGAAGGAGGTAATGATAGTGAAATACAAGTAAATAAATTGTTTGAAGATTATATGTATTCCTATATAAAATATGCTTTAATAAGCAATAGAGTGGGGTCTCAAGAATATATCGTAAACAGAACTAGAAAAGAAAAGTCAGCTTTACTACGTAATGCTAAAATAAGAATAAGTAATATACATCCGGGTAGATTGTTAATGAATTTAAGAGGACGTAATAAATGGATAAAGTAGTATGGCAGAAGGAACAAATATTGCAAAAACTTTTATAAAGGGAAGAATGAATAAAGTCGTGGACGAACGACTTCTTCCTGAGGGGGAGTATGTTGATGCCATGAATCTTAGATTAGGTTCTACTGAAATATCTGAAATAGGTTCAGTAGAAAATACTAAAGGAAACTTTCAATTAACTACTCTGACCTATGTTGACACTAACAATACACCTATAAGTGCTACGGCGCGTTGTATAGGAGCTTATGAGGATAGCGCAACTAATACTATATATTGGTTTGTTCACGATGGCGCGTTTGTAGAAGGGGGTACTACTAAAATACTTGACTTAATTGTTTCTTTTAATACAGAAACTCAAACTTTAATTTATCACGTTATTAGTGTTAGTCCTAATTTAGCCACTCCCACTACTTTAAATTTTAACGAGCGTCATCTAATTACAGGGGTTAATTTGGTAAATGATATGTTATTTTTTACCGATGATATAAACCCTCCTAGAAAAATTAATGTAACAAAAAGTTATGCTTATCCTGATACCACTACTAACACAGATTTAATTACAGCTGAAGAATTACTTGTAATAAAAAGACCGCCTGCGGAATCTCCTATTATAACAGAAGTAGCCACAGGGGGACAAGAGAATTTTATGGAAGGAAGATTTTTGTGTTTTGCTTACAGGTATTTATATGAAGATGGAGAGTATTCGGCTACTTCTCAATTTACAAGTCCCGCTTTTGTTCCTGACCAATTTCAGTTTAGTCCGGAAAGTTTTTTAAATGACGGTATGTTAAATATAACTAACTCGGTTAATATAGTTGTTGACACCGGGGGGCCTCTTGTGGTAGGGTTAGATTTATTGTTTAAGGAAGCAGACAACTCTATTATAAAGGTTATTGAAAAGGTAAATAAAGTAGAAGCCGGATGGCTTGATAATACCACACAAACATGGTATTTCGATAATAGTAAAATATTTACTATTTTACCTGAGTCAGAAATATTAAGATTATATGACAATGTTCCTAAGTTAGCTAAAGCCCAAACTATAATGGGTAATAGATTAGTTTATGGTAATTATACAGAGGGTTACGATTTAATAGATAGACTTGGTGATAAAGTAAGATTAACTTATGAAGCAGAGCTTGTAAGTTTAGATATTGAAACTATAGACCTAACTACCTCTACGTCTGCCTATACTTATGTAGTTGATGGTGGTACTTCGATAACTGTAAATAACGCTCTTATAACTATTAATACAGCGGGGTTAGAATTAAAAACAGGAGCGAGAATAGGTATAGGAGTATCATTAACTCATGATGCTTTTTCAGGCACTGCGGGTTTAGCAGGATTTCCGACGTCATTTGGTGTAATAAGTGTAGAAACAATATTTACTTTACCAAATGATTATGCGGATGGATTTGCTCTTGCTACGTCTGTTGAATTTGCCGCAGCTATAAGTGCTACAGCAAACAGTTTTCCTATTCCCGCCAATCCATGTACTGCTGCGCAAACTTCTACTTTAACCGATAGATTTACTTGCGCTACCCCTCCCGAATACACCGGTATTACGCCCGGTGGGGCATTTATTCCCCCTAACCAATTAACTAGGTACAGTGCGGGTGTAGTATTTGAACAAGAAGGTGTTACTATTTTAGCTAGTGCGGCAACCCCTGACCAATTTCAACTTGTGTTTCCGGCTATTAAATATATTGACACTAACGCTGTTCCTGCCATACCTTATGTTCCTCTAAACGCTTATCAGTTTGAATATTATAACGTACAAGATGCGGCTGCTACTTTTGACCCTTTAGGAATACCCTCAAGTTTACACAGTAATAGAGGATATGAAGTTGGTATAGTTTATATGGATGAATTTAATAGGTCTACAAGCGCTTTAGTAAGTGATTTAAATACCGTTCATATTCCATGTTCTGCTTCAGACACTCAAAACAAAATTAAAATAACCATCCCCACTTCTCAAAGAGCACCGGGTTGGGCGCACAGATATAAGTTTGTTTTAAAGCCTGATGTGTTAGGTTATAATACTATATACGGTAACATTGTTTATACCGCTCTTAATACTAATTTTACTTATATTTTACTAGAAGGAGAAAATACTCGAAAAGTAACCGAGGGAGATGAGTTAATTCTTAAAAGGGATGTGGATGGACCTATAAATGAATGCGTTGATGTAACTGCCCTTGAAGTAAAAGCTCAGCCAAGAAATTTTTTAAGCTTAGCCGCAGGTGACCCCAATACAGTAAGTGGATTGACTCCTGAACCGGGAGTTTACATGAAAATAAACAGCAATAATTTTAATGCTGTACCCCCCCCTAACGCTACGGTATTACCACCTGTGTGTTCAGCTACTGAATATGATGGAGGAGACCCTGTATTTTTAAGATGTAGCGCATGGTCTTATTATGATTCTACTCTAGGACAATATGTAGATTGGGATTTACCGGCGGGCTCAAGAGTTAAGTTAAAAATAAAATGGAGAAGAACAGGTCCGGGAGATGGAAACAGGCCGTGTGAAAGACGTAACGGAACTTTTGAATCTTGGTTTTCAGTAAGTCAACCTTATGCAAATGGATACGAATGGTGGAACGGAGATAATATAGAAGCATCATTAAACGGAGCAAACTTTACGCAGGAAATAGGGGGCGGAGGGTGTGCAATGATTAACACTTATGTAAACACTTTATATGTCGGAGCTAACGCTTCTGCTGCTACAGAACTAGGTAACACTCCTGATAATTGTGAAAATTTTATTAGATGGAGAAGAACAGGTGGTATAGCTAATATGGCGGAGCCCTTATTATTTTTATTGTCCGGGTCATTATCTTGTGCCGGTTCTAAAAATTGGCCAAAAAGGAGAGCAAGAATAGAAGTAAAATGGGAAATATATAGAGCGGTTTCTACCTTAGTGTTTGAAACTAAACCCGCGGATGCTTTACCTGATTTATTTTATGAAGGAGCAGAGTCTTATCCTATAGATGTAACAACAGGATTTCATTTAGGAAACCTTACAAGATTTCCAAGTAATCAAAACCAAACCGCTCTTTTACCTGCGGAAATTACATTACAATTTTTTAATTGTTTTGCTTTTGGAAATGGGGTAGAAAGTTATAAGATTAAAGATTCTATGGTGGGTAAATCATTTTCTTTAGGAAATAGAGCTTATGCCACAGCGGCTCAAGACTACGGTGAGGCAGATAGATTTGCAGATTTAACATACAGTGGTGTAATTAATGATGAAAGTAATGTAAACAAACTTAATGAGTTTAATTTAGGTTTATTAAACTTTAAACCACTTGAAGATTCTTATGGTGAAATTATGAGAATCGTTGGAAGAAAGACCGATATATTAGTTTTACAGGAACATAAAATATCTTATGTATTAACAGAAAAAGATTTATTAAGTGATGCCGGAGGGGGAGGAGCTTTAACCTCTACCCCTAAAGTTTTAGGAACACAAATAGCTAGGTTAGAAGAATACGGTATTAGTAGAAATCCTGAAAGCTATGTTGAGTATGGATATGATAAATATTTTACTGATGAAAAAAGAGGGGCTGTATTACAATTAAAGGGGACGGCTTATTCTAATGAAGAGTTAATTGTAATATCAGAACAAGGAATGCGTTCATGGTTTAGAGACACTTTTGTAAACCCGACTTATACCATGCACCAAAAACTTGGAGGTTATGACCCGTACATGAATGAATATGTTTTAAGTATTAATGATAGAGGATTACCTCTTGTGAGCAACTGTCTTGACTGTGGATTACAATTAAGTGTAGACACTGATTTTACTGCTATGATTGCTCAGTGTATTGAGTTAGGAGAAACGGTAGGAGAGGTTACTATAACCTATGCTCCTGTAACAGCTGATGATTTTGTTGTAAGTGTAAGTTGGAATGGAGTAACTCAAACAACAGGAGTTACCAATGTAGCGGGAACGTTAACTATTAACAAAACCACTCCTTATCCAACTGAAATGTTTTTGACTGTGACGCCATCAGGCTCCCCTAGTCCGGTAGTAGATGTAACAGTTTCGTGTCCTGTACCTATTAATATAACAGTAGTTCAAATATGTTTAACTAACGCAGCAGATGCTGCTCAAACAATTCATAATCAAACAAATTTTGTGGATGGAGGTACAGGTTATATTTCTCCATTAATGCCTATAGATGCTTCTGCTCCGGTAATTTTTGGAGGAGGTAGTTATCCAATAGTTTCACAATATGATACTTATAATGGTGCTCAAGGATTTGGAGGTATTCCTATAAACGGTTCAACAGTTTATATGTATACAAGAAGAATTAATTCAGATAACTTTGTATTTGACCCTGTGTTTGATGATTATTATGCTTTAAGAAGCACTACTTTATATAACAACAACCCTACAGACATAGGTAGTTTATTAGTTGCTATTCAGGCAGCAGGAGCGTCTTCAGGACCTTTTCCTGTAGATAGTAGTGGGGCTCCTAATCAATATTCAGGAAACTTTACTATGCCGGGCCCTATAGCAGGTAGTGGTAGTGGTGAGTATTTATATTTAGTGTATGATTATAGAAATGTAACCTCAAGAATTTTATGCTTTAGTCCGTATAGCACAGGTAGTCCTGCGGAAATAGCCGCAGCTTGTTGTGATTGTGAGACTTGTAATTTGCCTGAGTGTACGTCATTTGGAATAGATTGGGTGTCGGGACCTGCGGCAAAAATAAGCTATGTTAATTGTGCCGGAGCAACTGCTAATATTACTTTAAACCCTAACACCGGAGTTAATATTTGTGCGTATCAAGGAACAACTTATTCGATAACTCCTCTTTCAGCAGGAACTACTGAAGTAAGTGTAACTATAACTCAGTGTAATTGTTAAATTAAAAAAATTAAATTATGGCAACTTTTGGAAATTATGAAATAGACGGACCTAATTTAGCTTCAGCTACTACGGTATTTGGGCCTTGTCCTGCACCCCCTACTTTATGTACTACGGTCATAGCTCCTGATGGGTATTATTCTGATGGAACAACTGTAAGATTGCAAATAGCAGGGGTTTTACAAAGTCCCGAAACTTGCGCTACATGTGGTGGTGAATGTGATGGGAATATTTCAGTAGCAAATGGTGGTAAAGGACAATTTCTTGTTTCAGTAAATACGGGTGGTACTACAGGAGCGGTAAGGATAGAGTGGAATGTTTTAAGTGTGCCTGATGGATTTAGAGCTTTATGGAACGGGAACATATACAACAAACAAAGTACGGTAAACTACGGGTACATGAATGATTTGGGTGGAGTAGTAGCGAGTCTTACCGAGCCTTTGTTTACAGGGCTGACAGGTGCGGGTACAGGATGCGCACCACTACCCTGTGCAGCTCCCTGTGCGGCTTTAAACG